ACCTATCAACTAGACATTGGGCTATGTCAATCTCAGATTTAGCTTACGAAGTAACGCTAGGTAAGAAGTGTATGAGAGATGTACAACAGGCAGTACAAGATTACACTAAGGAAGTTCAGCACCAAAGCAAACAGTACTCTTTTATCGAGAATGACAGTCTTATCTTTGAACAATTAGAAGAGCGTAAGAACGCAGATAAATATTCCTGGTCGATACCAGAGTTAGAATTAATGATGGGTCAGATATGCAAAGGTGACTTTATCATTGTAGGCAGTAGACCGGACGGAGGTAAGACTACATTCCTTTCAACGCAAGCAGTACACTTCGCCAAACAACTGAAAGAAGGTGAGTCTATACTGTGGTTCAACAATGAAGAAGCAGTATCTAAGGTAAGGTCAAGACAGATACAGGCTGCACTTAAATGGACTACCAAAGAGATAGAGCAAGACATAGAGAAGTCTTTACAGTTATTCAACAGTAAGCTAGGTGATGGTGTTATTAACATCTATGATGATAACGCTATGACAATCTATGACATTCAAAACATTGTTGAGCAGACCAAACCTAGAATAATTATTATTGACCAGTTATGGAAACTAGGTGGTATGGAGAAACTGCAGGGTATCGAGAGGTTTGCAAAGCTATCTCAGTTCATCAGAGACCTAGCGAAAGAACATGCACCAATCATAGCCACAACACAGTTAGACGGGAGTGCAGATAACGTCAAGTATCCTAGCATGGGAAGTCTTTACAATTCCAAAACATCTGTTCAGGGCGAAGCAGACTGTATCCTTACCATAGGACAACAGCCAGAAGAGGACGACATACGTTACTTCAGGTGTCCTAAAAACAAGTTAAGCTACGCAGACCCTAAGTTTAGAAGCGCAGGGTGCGCTGTGCGGATAGACAAAGAGAAAGCACAGCTTATATCTCTAGTGGGGACGCAACATCATGTTAGGTAGCATAGAAAATGTTGTCGTGTTAGACATTGAGACTACTATCAATGCTCCTAGTCCCCATTTTGGTGCAAGCCCAGCTTACCCAGACAATCGAGCTGTAATGTATGGCTATCGTTTACTTTACGGAGAACCAAAAACCAAGACTACGACAGACTTCAACGAGATAGCAGAGGCTATTCTGATACCAGGAGATACATTAGTTGTCGGACATAACCTATCGTTTGACTTGTATTACTTACTCAACATGGCAGAGCGTGTAAACAGGACAGACTTTCTCAATAAAACTTTTTACGTCTGGGATACACAGAAGTTCTACTACATGCAGACAGGCAGAGCGACAGTCAGCCCTAGTTTAGAGTTCGTAGCGGAGGCTATGTCTGTTCCTTTTAAGAAGGACGTAGAGATTAAGGAACGATTTAACGCAGGCATAGGCTCAGACAAGATAGACGAAGAGTTACTTGCAGATTATTTAGTGGAAGATGTTAACGTCACAACAGAAATATTTACAAGGCAAGGGCGTTTCTGTAAGAATCGAGGAAGAAAGTACACTCTCTATATGATGGAGATGATGCAAGGAATATTTGCAACCACTCACATGTCACGCAACGGCTTATGTTTTGACACAGACTCTGCAACTAAAGAAGTTGAGATATTACAAAGCAAACAAAAAGTGTTGACAGAAAACGCAATAGCACGTTACAGTAAATTGTACCCCAAAGATGCAGCGATTGAGTTTAACATCAACAGCTCTTTGCAAGTTGAGACATTGCTTTGGGGTGGAACTGTTAAGACAAGAAAGCACGTTCCTAAACTTGACGAGCAAGGAAATGAAATGTTTTATAAAAGTGGAAAACAAACAGGGGAGAAGAAAATGAAATGGGAAACAGGTTCAGTTTTAATTACAGGGTTAGCCGACCAGGAGACTAAAGAGTTCTTTGAGAAGAAGGGTTGGGAAACCAAGGGTGGTGCTAACACATTGAAAAATATACAAAAATACGGAGGTGACGATGCCAAGCAATTAGCAAACGACATACTGGAAATTAGGAAGGGTGCGAAAAGTATTTCAACTTATTATAAACCGTACATTGATTTTGAGGTGGGCGGTAAGATACACCCTAACTATAATCACAACATTACTCAGACGGGTAGACTGTCATCTAGTAAGCCGAACATGCAAAACATATCGGGGAAAAAATAATGACTGAAAGATTTAAATTTGTACAAGGAAGAAAGTCAGAAAAAGATGTAATTATGTTATTTAACGGAGTTGCAGTTAAGTTTTCAGACGTAGCTCAAATGTGTTTATTTTTTATGAAAAACGAAGATACGTTGTATCCTCCAGAGCAAGGATTTAAGGGAGCAGAACTTTTTAAAAGTTATATTAGAGAGGTTTTAGATAAAAGAGAAATACCTCAAGATTGTAAATACGATATCAGTAAAAACAAACTTACTAAAACAAACCAATGATACTTGACCACTTTATTTCTCCCGAAGGCGCAACTCTGGTTGAGTTTGACTATGCTCAACTGGAGATTCGCGTTTTAGCTTTGGCGAGCAGAGACAGACAGCTTGTGTACGACATCAACAATGGTGTCGATATGCACACGTACTTTGCTTCAAAGATTTACCGCAAGCCAGAAGCAGAGGTGTCAGGAGAAGAACGTAGAGTAGCTAAAGGTTTTAGTTTTCAATTGCAGTACGGTGCAGCAGCTAAAGGCATTGCTTCATTCTGGGACGTACCCGAAAAGATGGCCAAAGACTTTATAGAAAGCTATTACGACAGGTATCCTGGTGTGAAGGATTGGCAGGACTCTGTACAGAAAGAAGCAGAGACTACTATTGACCAGAGAGGTGACAGGGTTGGCGATGAATCAGTCCACTCATGTTACATACCCTCTATCTGGAAAGACCCAGAGACAGGAGAAAGTATTACAAGGTATAGAACTCTTTGTAACATATCGAACTACTCAGGCAAACCTTACGCCCCTCCCACTAAATGTAAGAACTATCCGATACAAGGAGCAGCGTCAGACATTGTTACTATGATGCTAACCAGACTAACCCGTTTACACGACCCAAGAGTTAGGCTTGTCAACAGCGTACACGATAGTTTACTATTTGAAATTGACGATGAAGCCTTGGAACAGTCGATACCTAAGATACACAGTCAGTTAGAGAGAGTTCCAGAGGTAATACAAAAGGTGTTCAGCGTAACTTCACCTATCCCCTTTCCAGTTGATTACGATTCTGGAAAAACTTTAGCAAAAGTGAAAAATAAAGCTTGACTTGTTATAATTAGGCGTGTATACTATTAGGTAGACTAAAAATAGTCTTTATATAAGTTAGTTAGGAGGTGCGTATGCACACAGTTACAGGTACAATCCAAGTTTTAGGCACAAAAGGAACCAGTTTTAAGCTCGCAGAGCGACCTGACGATTGGTTTAGTGCGTTTAACGGGACGCAATTAGGTGGAGCAAGCGTTGGAGACAAGGTTGGCTTTACATACATAGAGAAAACTAAAGATGACAGAACCTATCTTAATATAAAAGGTAATGTCAGCGTGAAAGAACCAGGAGTTTCCCCTTCTCCTACAAGTTCTGGAGCGCAACACACTAGCTTGTCAACTGACAAAGACATAGCTATCGCAAGAGCTGTGGCATTAAAAGCTGCAGTCGAGTCTCACCACAGAGATGATGCGTGGACTCCAGAAGCAATCCTAAAAACCAGTAAGGTTTACGAGGATTACTTAACTGGAAAACTTGCTCAACAAGAAGCAAGCTTACCTAAAGAAGAACTACCCTCTTCTTCTTGGGAAGAAGGTGCTGAGTCTTTGAGAAAGGCAAGTTAGTGTGGGTAATGTACACTTGCTCTTTGATGGCGATATACTCGCATATCGAGCAGGATTCGCAGCAGAGAGAAGAGTGTACTTTGATGGACGGCTCCCTGAAAGGGGAGCCTCTTTCGACTCAAAGAAAGAAGCCTTAAAGAACTTACCAGAAGAACACATCGAGTGGGAACGTGAGCTACAGCCAGTAGAACACGCACTAGAAAATTGTAAAAGCCTAATACGAAACATCTCAAACGAGATGGCACTACACTTTGACGCTAGAGTTAGTTACATTTGTTTCCTAACAGGGAACTCTGAAGTACCAAACTTTAGAAAAGAAATAGACCCAGAATACAAAGCCAACAGAAAAGACGAACACAGACCTACACATCTGCAAGCTATTCAAGATTACATTTTGCAACATCATCAAGGGTACTTTACCCAAGGTTGCGAAGCAGATGATTTCTTTGGACACGCAGCGCAAGACGCGCAAGACAGTGACCAAATACCTGTTATTGTTTCTGTGGATAAAGATTTAAAACAGATACCAGGATATCACTACAACATAGGCACTAGAACTTTGTCATTTGTTGACGAAGCGGAAGCTAGTGCTGTGTTCTGGAGACAGATGCTCGAAGGAGATAAGGTCGA